ACTGAGTATCAAGTTGTTCAGACTGGATACTATCGCGTAGTTGCAACTGCAGGTGATGCAACAGTCTCATTCAATGGTGGTCCTGCAATCACCTTGATTCAAGATCAAGCACTTCTGATTAAAGGTGGTAAACCTGGTCAAGCAAGAATTGTCAAAGCAGTAGATGACTCCACTGCAGACTATCAACTTGGTACAAACCTTGGTGAAGTTTCTAATACACACCCATTTTCAGTAGGAGATTTTATTGCTGTAGAAGATGCTAGCACCTCGCCTGCTATCGATTCCAACTTCCTTTCTGCTGGCACCGCTGGCAAGAAAGTCACTGCTGCAACAGGAAACACAATCAGATATCGATTCATCTTCTGCATCTGCTGATTACACCTATGCTTACAGCGGACCTCAAGCAATCGTCAAACGTTGCGTAAAAATCGCTGCAGCTGGTCAGGCAATCGTTGTTGAAGAAATTCAAGTTGTAGGCGGTTGATATGCCATTAGTTAACCAGGAAGCAGAAAGAATCTTTAGAGGGATGAAGAATAAAAACGCTTCTCGCTTTAAAGATCTTTATGGCAAACGTGACAAAGATGTTATGTATGCCACTGCTAACAAGTTAGCTCAGAAAAAACAAACAAAACAAAAAACTTGGAAGTCTGGCATGGGATTCAAAGAAGAAGTCGTTGCAGAAAAATGCGAAACCCGCTATTGTCGTCTTTGTAGAAAGAAGGAGACTCGCAAGCAATGTGCTTATGGTGGTGCCCTTTGGGATCGTTATGCAGTAAAGGATGCAACTGAAAATGAAAGACAAGACGCAGCGGAAGAATCTGGGATCACTTCTGAAGGAGGCGAAGGAATGTCCGAAGGCACGAAATCTGGTGATAGTTCTTTGCGTGACTGGTTTAGCAAGAGTAAGTCTTCTGATGGCAAGCCTGGTTGGGTTCAACTCGGTGGTAAATATGCAGGAAAACCCTGTGCCAGACAACCAGGACAAACAACTAAACCCAAGTGCGGGTCTAGTAAGATGAAAAGAAACCTAAATAAGGATGAGGAGGAAGCAGCGTTCCGTCGTAAGAATGCTAAAGATCCAAATCCAGATCGTAAAGGTAAGGCAATTAACGTGAAAACAGAAGCAACTTATCCCCAAGACTTTAGAAATGCCGATGGTTCTAAGAGAGCTGTCGCCAAGAAAAAGACGGGTAAACCTAACGCTCAAGGTGATTATGGTAAGAAAGACCTCAATGAAAGAGGTGATTTCTGGCATCCCGATCCTGATAAAGATCGCAAGTTAGGTGGTCCTGGTGCAAACCAGCGTGCTCGTGAAGATCGTGCAGCAGCAAAGAAAACTAGTAGCACATCTTCTAGTTCGGGTAGACCTAAGTTGAAGCCTGGTGAGTCTTACATGGAATATTCAAAGCGTGTGAAAGCAATGAAGACACGCAAAGAAGAAGTGCAAATGGAAGGCAAGAAAGATGCTTGCTACCATAAGGTAAAGTCTCGTTATTCTGTTTGGCCAAGTGCGTATGCCAGCGGAGCACTAGTCAAATGCCGAAAGAAAGGCGCAAAGAATTGGGGAAACTCTACAAAGAAAGAAGAATTTGAAGGGAACGTATCGTTCTCTGACTTCCAAGAGAAAGCACAGAATTGCTGGAAGTCACATAAAAAAGTAGGTATGAAAATGAAGGGAGGTAAGTTGGTAAATGATTGCCGCCCAAAGAATGAGGAAGTAACCAACGAAGCAAAGAAATGCTGGAAAGGTTACGAGAAAAAAGGAACCCAAAAACTATTCGGCAAAACGTACAACCGCTGCGTCAAAAAGGAAGAGACGCAAAATGAATCTGCAGCCTGGACAAGGAAAGCAGGAAAAAGCAAATCAGGTGGACTCAACGAAAAAGGACGAAAGTCTTACGAGAGAGAAAATCCTGGAAGCGACCTTAAGGCACCATCAAAGAAGGTTGGAAATCCCCGTAGGGCATCCTTCTGTGCTCGAATGAAAGGTATGAAAGCAAAGTTAACTTCTAAGAAAACTGCTTCAGATCCTGATTCAAGAATCAACAAATCGTTACGAGCTTGGAACTGCTGACACGTTGACAAATTGCATCAACGTGTTACAATAAATAGGTAAAACCACTATACAAGGATACTGCATTTTATGACTGATCCAAAGGAAGTCTCGTCTTTTTCCATGGAACGGAAGGAGTGCGAGAAGTGTGGTGCCGTTTGGTTAAACGGACAGCATATGTGGACAGGAACTGGTCAGAAAGGTAACGAATTAGATCTGGCTGGACTCGTTTGCAACAACATTTCAAGAGAAGATCCCGATTACAACAAATGTATTAATGCTAGTCGTGGTCAAATAGGTGGCGACACTTGGGAGTACCGAAGAGGGTACGTTGATGGTCAATTAGATGCCATGATGAAGAAGTCAGGAATGCCTGACACATGATCAAGTATCGTTAAATATGCACTGATAGATAGTGTAGTTGCGTAATCTTTAATGAAGTTTATTTTCGCACTTATTGCTACACTATTTCTCGCTGCTCCTGCATGGGCAGTAGATGTACAGATGGGTTCTGGTGGAAATCTTGTATTTGAACCAGCAGAAATCACCATCAGTGCTGGAGAATCAGTCCATTTTGTTAACAACATGCTCCCTCCACACAATGTTATTGTTGAGGATCATCCTGAGTTAGGTCACGAAGCCCTAGCAATGATGCCTGGAGAAGAGTTTGATGTTGCATTTCCTGAGGCAGGCGACTATACTTATTGGTGTGGACCCCACAAGGGTGCAGGCATGATCGGTACAGTTCACGTCGAATGAATCCAGACCAAAAGCGGGAATTTTACAAACAACTTAGAGAGAGGATCAACCAACTTAGGATGAACCATCTCTTTGAAGAACCTTGTCCACTATATGAACCCGATTGGGAGGAAGACCATTATTGGTCATGTCGATTAACCTACGACTACGAAGAAGATGAAGAAACTCAATGAGTTCACATTAAACGTCACAGTAGCAATCATCGATTTCCTTTATAGAGGAAGGGACTATCAACGCTTTTGGGTGCTTGAGGAAATTGCTCGGGCACCATATTTTGCGTTTTTGAGTGTATTGCATTTGCGCGAATCTATGGGTTTGCGTGGTCCAGAACACATCTATCTGATGGAGGAACATTTTGCTCAAACACTTAACGAAACAGAGCACCTGGAATATATGGAATCTAGGGGCGGTAATACTTATTGGGTGGATCGCTTTGTCGCCAGACACCTTGTACTTATCTACTATTGGGTCAACGTGGTTTATTATTGGTTGGCTCCTCGCTCTGCTTACCACCTCTCATACGAGGTAGAAGTTCATGCCGCTACAACATACGCTAAGTATCTTGCAGATAACGGACATGACGACAAGATCCTTGAGATCTTAAATGATGAACTCCAACATGTTCATGAATTAGAAAAAGCAATTAAATTGATAGAGTCATGAGAATGGAGGAAATTAAACCGAGTCACTATGTGACAGAAGAAAAAGTACAGGAGATGATTGACGATGCCATACGAAAACATAATCGAAATGCTTCAATTATCAGTTTTTGTGTTGGTTGGGTTGTTCTTGCACTTTTTGCTGAGGGTTTGCTTCGACTTATTGGGGTTATAGAACCTCTATTCCCATGGTTGAAGATAAGTTTATAGAATCGGTAGGGATAGTTACCCTATTTTTGTTTGTGATTACTATAATATGTCAAGCACATTTTATATTCCATCAGAAACATGGATACTCCCGAAAAGAAACCGAAGACCCAGAAGCAAGAGACCGAATCAGACGACAAGTCGAAGCGGTCCTTAGAAATCTCAAGGATGATTCATCCTCACGATGATGAACCTGATCCAACAGCATACATGGGCAATTACAATTTCCCACAGATGTTGTTCGCATTCTGCCTAGGATTTTGTACCATGTTTGTGCTTGCTGTAGATGAGATACATAAGTTCAAGGGTTGTCCCTTTCCAGATTACTTTCAAAACGAGGTTAAATGACTAGTAAATTTTTCCCAGATTTCACTCAGAAGGAGTATGATCAAATCATAGAATCTGTGGAACGACGCCAACACAATTATGTGTGTGGTGATAAAGTATACAATGAACTTGGCAGTATTGCCAGTGAACTAAAACGACGCCGCCAGGCAGCACGACCTTTCGCATGTTGAATTATGAAAGTAGGTTTAATCGGACTAGGAAGAATGGGCGAGGGTATGTCTCGCCGTATGATGAAAGCAGGAATTGAAGTATGGGGTTACAGGAGGAATTATGCAAAAGCTGAAGAAGCGTTTGAAAAGGGTTATGTCAGTGGAGTTGCCACTAATCTGGAAAGCCTTGTTCAAGTAGTACATGATAGTGGAGGTTCTGCTGGAAAATGTCCTGGTATCTTTCAACTTGTTATCCCTGCAGAATTAGTAGAGGACACACTGAATGAGTTACTACCATTACTTAGCGACGGGGATATTGTTATTGACCATGGCAATAGCAACTTTAAAGATTCTCGACGGAGAGCGGAAAGGTTGGCCAAACTTG